GTACCAAGAGAAAATAAGAGAATATGAAACTGGAAGAACTCGTTGATAAAATTGAATCACTAGTAACATCCGATCCCAACATAGATACGTTCCTTTTCGATGAACCTGAAAAAGTGAACGAACTTCACGCTACAGACTACCCTCTATTGTTAATGAATCCTCTTGAGGACAGCATTGATCCTAGAGCAAACGAGCAAGACTACAACCTAGAGTTGTTCTTGTTAGATACTTACTACCAAGATGACACTAAGTCTCTTAGACAGAAGTATTCTGATATGCAAATATGGGGATTACAGTTAATACAAGAAATATATGACGTTGCTCAAATAAGAAACGTAGATAACGTAACAGTAAACAGAGGAACAGAGCAGTATAATGATAACTTAGCTGTTGTGCAATTCTCTTTTGTTGTTAGAGTACATGAATGTATGAAGTTATTGGAGAAACCATATAATTTAGCAGCAACGACTGCATCTTCTTCACAAATAGACTTAGCATGGAATGACAGCGAAACTACAGAGTCAAATTATGAAGTGTCTCGCAGTATTGACAATGTTACATGGTCAACTATTGCTACACTAGCTTCTGACTCTACTTCTTATTCTGCTACTGGTCTTGATCCTAGCACTCTTTATTACTTTCGTGTAAGAGCAACAACAGCTACAAATAGATCTCCATATTCTAACACAGCTTCTGACACAACTTCAGCATAATGCCTAGATTTGATTGGTCACATACAGAAGAAGAGACAGTAAAATGGGCGAAAAAGTTAGCTGAAGCTTTACGTAAAGAACTTAAACAACAAGGACACGTTGCAAGTGGTAGGTTGCTAGATAGTATTGGACTAGGAGACTTAGATACTAGAGGTGGTAAAGTAAAGCAAACTATTAAATCAATGCCTAGAGGAGAGAAACTAGATAAGAGACAAGCAAACGCTGTTGTTAGTATTAATCAGCTACTAAGGTGGATGACTAATAAGAACAAGACCGCTATTGGAAGTAAGAAGTTTGTATCGACTACTCCTAAAGAGAGGAAAAGAATAGCTTATGCTTTAAAGAGAGCAATAGAGAAGGAAGGCATTCCAACAGCTAACTCTTATAATTTCTCCAACAACGGTAGGAGAACTGGATGGATTTCATTACCATTCAAAAGAAGTAAAATAGAAGTTAACAAAAAGGTGATACCAGCAATAACAAAGGATATAGTTGAGTCTATATCTAGGATCTTAGAGAGATTAGCAAGTAGATACCCTAACATGAAAATATTAAAATAATGGCAATAATAACACCAATATTAACACAGCCATCAGCAGGCAATATTCATAGTCCTTATAGACCTATGGAAATAGGCGTTAAGTCTAACGCTGCTACTATAGCTAAGATGAAGTGTTTTATTCACTTAGATGACAACGCAACAGCAGACAACGCTAGTACGCCTATTATATTAGATCCTGACTTTGGAACAACAAATGAGTTTACTTTTGATATATCTACTTACATTGCAGGTTTAGATTCTTTAACTTACGACATACAAACTCATGGTGCTGCTGTTTCTGTAGTGACAACGAGTAATTCTATTAAGAAGATTAGCTGTACATTCACAGAGGTATTGCTTTCTGGAGGGTTGCTTTCTGATGGTGATTCTTTAAGTCATACTAGTATATCTGATTGGTACGCTATTAATGGAGTATGGCAACATGATGAAGTGGCTGATAAGTTTGATAATTTTAAGTTAAGAAACGCAGCTAAACCTTACTTTCTTACAAATAAAAGACCAGCAGCAGGTGTTTACAAAGAGGTAGGTGCTAATGATAGTGACTACTTGAGTGGTTTTACAACTCTTACAGGCTCATACCATGTTAGAGTAAGATTATTCTCTGGAAAGAACCTAAGTGGAACTAGTGTTATAAAGTTTTTACCTATAACTCTTTCAGCAGGGTATCTTAATTTCCCTAGTGGAGTTGCAAACCTAAATGCTACAACTAGTGGATGGGTGTTAGATGGTGGTGGTGCTACTGTTTCAGGTGATGTAATAATCTCAGATACAGTAAACGATCCAGACTTAGGTGCTACTGTTGGTTCTTATACATACTTAATTTGTGACACTAATAGTGATTCAACAAGAACAGGTTTTTCTGAAGCTTTAAGATATAATGTAGACTATAGTTGTTCTGATGAGCATACTAGGATAAAGTTTATGAATAGACTTGGTGCTTTTGAGTATTTTACTTTCAAAGGATATAGAGATAGATCTATAGAGGTTAGAAAGCAATTTTACAAGTCTCCTTTATCTAGTTCTTATACTGTAGATCAAGGTGGTGACAGAGTATTAAACATTGACTCAAGAGAAGAGTTTGTAGTTTACTCTCAGCCATTAAATGAATCACATAGAATATGGTTAGAAGAAATGCTTGAAGGTTTTGAGTGTTTTGTAGAAGAAGGAACTAATTATATTCCTATCAAGGTAAGAGGAGGAAAGACAGCTATAATAAACGAAGGTGGTGGTTTATTCACTATCAAGATGACATATCAATACGCAAACGAAAACAGAAGACAGAATGGCTGATATTAGGTTAATATTAACAAGTTTAGAATTAGAACTAGATGTACCACAGGATAGACAATTTCCTTTGGCACTTAACTATACTGCTGGTAGTTTAAAGCATATAGAGTCTAGGAGTACAGATTTTTCACTTGAGTTTAGGATACCAGCTAACAAAAAGAATAAAACAGCCTTAGATCATTTAAACTCTACTAATATAGAGGATGGTAACCTTGTATTAGCAAGAAATGCTTGTAGGGTTACTATTGACAATATGCCTGTATTTGCAGGTGACTTTAAGTTACTAGGATTAGTAGATGATAGAGGTCACGAGGAATTTAAGTGTATTATCTTAGGTTCTGGAATGGGATGGGCAGAGTCAATGAAGAGTAAGACTCCTAGAGATTATAATTGGGGTACGCACGACTATACAAAAGCAGAAATAGAAAAGTTTTGGGATAACGATGGTGCTGTTAGTTCAGCTACTGCTGTTACATCATATAACGATGGAGGTATTACTTATCCTTTAATAAACTACGGTGCTTGGGGAGAAAAGAACTATGTAACAGTAGAAGATTTTAAGCCTGCAATGTTTATGAGATCTTTCTTTGAGAAAGCATTTGCTGCCGAAGGATATACGCTTCAAGCTGACACAGACTCTAATGACTTCTTCCATACGACTAATAACCCTATAGCAGATCAAGTTATATTTCCATTTACAGGAACAGGATGGGTAGATTCAACTGGTTTAGTTACAGACAACTACTTTGAGGCTGTTAATCCTGATACAAAAACTTACGCTATTCAAACTAAGTTAGTAAAAAGATCTCAAGCCTATGGACAAACAGAAAAGGGAAGAACAAAAGTACAGTCAGGATTAGCTAATGAAGGAACTATTATTAATCAGAATCAATCAGTTAAGATATGGCTTACTGACGCATCATCTCTTCCTAGCACAATAGATGGCAACACTTACGTAGCATTACCTCAAGCATATAATTCTTTGTTAAAATCTCCTCTAGGAACGGTTTATAGAATTATAGGATACGGTACAGCTCGTTATAGCGCAGAAGCTTTAAATAAGGATTATATAGAAATACTAGGTCAAGCAGGTGCAGCAGGGGTAGCTAATACATACATTAATCCTCAAACTGACTCACCTTCTCTTGCATATTTTGATGTTATTTTTGGAGAGGTAACTGGAGGAGTTTTTAATCCTATTACAATTCAATTCGATTCAGCATCTCCTAATCCTTCTTCTGTATTTAACACAACAACAAATAAATATACTGCTCCAACGGCATTAAAATCTAGATTTAGATTTGACTGTGAGATGTATAGTTTTAGTGAGGATTTAGTAAACGAAGGAACATTTACATTCAGAATAATTCACAAATCAGGATCAACAACTACTGTTATTGGTCAAGAGTTTATTAATCCTACTGAGGATTCTAATATGGATGAGTTTGCAATGACACCATATAATAGGGAGGCTTCTGTTATTGCTGTAGGTTTGGAATCTGGTAATGTAAATATGGCTGCTGGTGACGAGATATATGTAGATGTTGTTATAGATCATACAAATAGCTCTGCTGCTAATCGTGTTTTATTCGGTAACGCACCTTTAAATACCAAAAAAAGCACCTTTGTAAGCGTAAAAAATGCAGAGTTAGAATCTATTCCTCAATCTGATATAATAAAAGGATATACAGGATTAGCTTTTAACACAGTTCTTGATGATAGATATAATTCATTACAGTACATTAAAGGGTGTCTTCACGCTTTTAACTTAATGATAAAAACAGATCCAATCGCTAAGACAGTTATTGTTAAGTCAAGAGATGAGTTCTATGACGATAATGTTAATGCTATAGATTGGACAGATAAATTAGATATAAAGAAACAGTTTGACGTTAGTTATCTTAATCTGTATAAGAGAGAACTTAACTTTAAATTCAAGGATGATGGAGCAGATGCTTATTTGAGTGAATTAAATAGAGTTTCATCTTGGGATTACGGATCTATGTTAGATACTCTATCAGATAGGTTTGATGATGGAGAGCAGAAGATGGAGAATCCTTTGTTTGCTTACACTCATCAGATGATAGACAGATCTATACTAGGTAAGGCTAATAAGTCTACTAAAGGTATAGTTTTAGCTAGGATGTGGAACGAATACTCTCCTAGTTCTATAGCACCATCTAGGTATTACAACTATAAGCCTAGATTATTAATCTTTGAGAACGCACAGCAAAACTCAGGAAGTACATGGCTTTTTGAAGGTGCAGACCAATCTACTTGCCCTTCTGCTTTGGTGGATGACTACGGTACTGCTGCTGCTAATATTGATTTTGATCTGCACTTAGGATATAACAATTCTAATGACAACGGATTGTATCAAACATATTATCAGAAGACAATAAATACAATAGAAAAGGGAACTAAATTAGCTGCTCCATTCTATTTGACAAAAAGAGATATACATAACTTTGATATTAGTAAGCCTGTCTATATTGGACAACCTGCTAATTTAAAAGGTTATTGGTTAGTAGATAAAATATCTAACTTCCTTCCTAACGTAGACACAACTACAACGGTTGAGTTAATTAAGAGAGAGGACTTCGACACAAGAACAGTAGAATCTACTTACGATAATGTTATTATTGAAGACAACAAGGAATGGGTAAGTGACGATCATGCGTTTGTTGATGTAGGTGATAGAGGAGGAGGAGACAGTAAGTCTGATGCTAAGTCTCAAGCTGATTTAGCTGATGCAGCAGAGAAAGCTGACAAATTCAATAAATCATTAGGTAGACAAGATGCTGTTGCAGGCGCAGGTGTTAGTGCGGTACAAGCTGCTTCTGGAAGTGGCGGTAAGTTTGCAGGTAAGGCAGGTGCTGCTAGGTTAAATGCAACCGATACAAGAGATTCTGTTTCTTATGCTGAAGCAGAGGAACAAGCTCAAACGGATGATTTTAGTAACTCTAAGAATGTAGTTGGAATCTCTGATTACGATGGTATGTCTACTAATCCTTATGTTGTTAAGCATGAGAGCAATAACACAGAAGTTTCAATGGTACAGAGAGCTAAAGGGAATGTGTCTAAGAGAGGTACAGGTAACTTTGTAACTGGTAGGAATAACATTGCTGCTGGTTCTGGACAAACTGTGGTAGGTCAATACTCTAAGCCATCAAGTACCTCAGCGTTCTCTGTAGGTACAGGGAATAGTGACTCGGAAAGATACAACGCATTAAGTGTTGATAAAAGTGGAATAGTAAGAGAAGGTGGTGGCGCACTTATGGATGATATTGATGACGTGCAGAATCAAATATATGAAGAAATAAACGGTGAAATGGTTAAAGTAGTAATATAATGGGAGATAATAGAAAAATATTAATTGAGATAGTTACCAAGACATCTGGTGCTGAGAAAAAGGTAAAGAAGACAGGAGACGCTGTTGAGAAGACAGGTAAACAAGCAGATAAGGCTAGTAAAAGTTTCTTTGGATTAGGAAAAACTTTAGGAGCAATAGCTAGAGGTTTTATTATTGTTAAAGGATTTCAGTTATTAGCTCAAACTATATCTTCTACTATTAAGGTGGCAGCAGAGTTTGAATTAACAATGGCTAAAGTAAAAGCTATTTCAGGAGCAACTGAAGAAGAGTTTCAAAAACTAACAGCTTCAGCTAGAGACTTAGCGTTAGGAACTACATTTACTGCCTCTCAAGTTGGTGAGTTGCAATTAGCATACTCTAAATTAGGTTTTACTACAGCAGAGATATTAGCTGCTACAGAAGCAACTTTAAATTTAGCAACAGCTACAGGAGAAGACTTAGCAGGTGCAGCAGATGTTGTTGGTGCTACTATAAGAGGTTTTGGTTTAGCTGCAACAGAGGCAGCAAGAGTTACAGACATAATGGCTGCTGCTTTTAGTTCTTCTGCTTTGAATCTTGAGAACTTTAAACAATCAATGAAAACTGTTGCTCCGATTGCAAGAGCAGCAAATATTGATCTAGAAACAACAACAGCATTATTAGGTTCTTTAGCAGATGCTGGACTAAGAGGTACAAGAGCTGCAACAGGTTTAAAAAACCTTATGTCTCAGTTAACAGATCCTACTTCAGATTTAGCTCAAGAGTTAGGTTTTACTGTAAAGAACTCTGAAGGATTAATTCATGCTTTTAAAGAGCTTTCATTAAAAGGTATAGATTTATCAGACGCAACAGGGTTGGTTGATGAAAGATCTAAGGCTGCTTTCATTACTTTAGTTAACGGTATTACTAATGTAGAGGACTTGGCAATAGCGTTAGGCAACTCAGCAGGTGAGGCAGAAGCTATGGCAGGTGTTATTGAAAACACTTTAGCAGGGAGCTTTAAAATACTTCAATCACAAATAGAAGAGACTCAGATTGCATTAACAAATACTGATTTTTTTAAAAACTCTATTGATGGTTTGTCTGTTTTGCTTGTCTTAGCGAGAGAAGGTCAGAAAGAAGCAGCAAACCTAATTAAAGAGTTTGGTGTAGCAGAACAGATGGATATAGAAATGAAAGCTCTTATCAAAGGTAAAGCTGATTTTGATTCTAAACGAAAAAAAGCTAACAAAAAGTTTGCTGAAGAAAACGCTGCAATTTTAGAAGAATCTTTAGATAAGGAGGAGGCAGCAAATATAATAAGAGAAAGACACACAGAAAGGAGAAAAGAACAAGAAGAAGAATACGTTAAATTTGCTACAAGTCAACAAGCTTTGCTTCAGGAAAAAAGAGGTAGATTTTTAAAAGCGATAGAAGAAGCACAAGATAATGGTCACGCTGCTAGAGTAGCTCAGATTGAAGAAGAAATAAGACTTGAGAATAAAAAACAGATAACAAATGAAAGTGACGAGCAAAATCACATTGCTCGTTTAAAAATATTAAAAAATAGATTAAAAGATGTAAAAGAAGAGCATCAAGATCATCTACAAGAAATAACCAAAACTAGAGCTTACGTTGTCAATTTTGAGGTGTTACAAAAGCTAGGAAAAGAATACGACAAATACACAAAGAGTGTTGAGGATACAACAAAAGCTAATGCAGATTTATCTAAGGCAATAGAAGAGGTTAACAATCAAAATGAAAAGGTAGATAAGAAGGCACATGACCAAAGGATAAAGAACTTAATAGAATTAAGGCAGTTAAAGACTGCTCAAGTGGCAGACGACAGAGACAGAGCTTTACAGGTAATTGCTGATTTAAAGTTAGAAAAAGATGAGTTTCAAGAGACTTACGAATACATGGAGTCTACAAAAGAAAAACAAGCTGTATTTAATGAGGAGTTCAGGAAGAGAGAAAGAGACTTAATGTTAATTTACCAAAAGTTAGTAAGAGGGATTTATGATGATGAGGTTAAGGATTTCTTTAAAAAAGAATCAGATAAAGTAAAAATAGCAAAACAGATAGCTAAAAACAATGCAAGTGTACCTTTTCTTTTTGGAGAGCAAGAGACTCAAGAAAATTTTATGGCTAAATTTTTAGGCGTAAGCGATCAATCCTTACAAGATATGGACGCTAGACTTCAATCTGGTGCAGACATGGCTAAAGAATGGATGTTTGGTATTAGCGAGATAATGAATAATGAAGCTGAGAATAGACTTAATACAATAGTAAACCAAAACAATTTAGAGTTAGACCTTTTTAACAGAAAACAAGACGAGATGTTAGAAAGATTTGACTTAGATCAACAGGAGGAGAAAGATTTATTTGAAGGTACTCAAGAACAGAAAGCTCAGTTTGAAAAACAAAAAGGATTAGAAAGATTAGAGTTTGAAAAACAACAAGAAAAAGAAAGAGATGCTTTAAGACAAAAACAATTAAAGGCTGAGAATAAGATAGCAGAAGCAGCGTTTAAAGCAAATAAGAGATTCGCTATAGCTGAAGTAGGAATAAACTTAGCAAAAGAAATTTCTTCTATTGCCGTTAACGCTAGTGGTAACCCTAATAACGCTTGGACTTTTGGTGCTGCTGGAGCTACTCAGTTTGCTATTCTTTCTGGTATTGCAATAGCTAATTCATCATTGCAAACAGCAGCTATTGCTTCTCAAAAGTTCCAACCTAAGACATTCCAAGATGGTGGTATGATTGAAGGTGCTTCTCACGCAGAGGGTGGAGTTCCTTTTACTGTTGCAGGTAGAGCAGGTTTTGAAGCAGAGGGTGGAGAGTATATCTTCTCTAGAAACACAGTAGACAGATTAGGTACAGGACTTTTAGACGCTATAAACTTCGGTGGTGCTGCTCCAAGAATGTTTGCTGATGGTGGTGCTGTATCAAGAGCTTCTGTTGCTAGTTCTGCATTAAATCAAGCTGAAATGGCACAGATGATTGGGGAGGTTGTTGCATCTTCTGTTACACAAATCCCAGTAGTAAATGTAGCTACAGAAACAGATAGTTTGTCAAGAATGGTACAAAACGCTGAGGCTATGGCAACTATATAAAAATTTTTAACTAATAGTGTATACCTTTTAGGTCATTATGACGTATAAGGTATATACTGTTCAAAATAATAGACAGACAATATGAAATTTAGATCAGACGTATGCTTCTCAAATTCAGGTTTAGATACCATTGATGAGCACACAGGAGTAATAAAAGGCGTTACTTTAGCTAGAGAAGGAGTTGCAAAAGGACATGGTGTTCATTTGGATTCTAAATTCATCTCTGACTTAGTAGAACTAGGTAACAGTCAAGAAGAGGGTGTAAAAGCAAGATTTGGTCATCCTAGCATGACTTCAGATGCGTTCGGTACTTACATCGGTAGATATAAGAATTTTAGAATAAAAGATAAGAAAGCAAAAGCTGACTTATATATGGATGAGGTTTCTAAGAAGTCGCCTAAAGGTGATTTATATAGCTATGTATTTGCTATGGCAAAAAGCAATCCAGATATGTTCGGTAACAGTATTGTTTTTAAATCTGGTGAATCTAGATATGAAAATGAATTAGACGAGAACGAGAATGTAATTACTAAGGAGTATGTTTCTATTGTTGGACTAACTGCTTCTGATTTAGTAGATACACCTGCTGCAACAGATTCTTTATTCTCTGCTGATATGCAGTTAAGAGAGTCTTACAGCGACTATCCTGAAGCTGCTGTTAATAACGCTAAGAGAGGAATTAAATTAAACGAAAAAGTAAACAATAGATGTGCTACTGATGTTGGTAAACAACGTGCGCAACAGATTTCTAAGAAGGAAGCACTATCTATGGATACTATAAAAAGAACTTTTTCTTATCTGTCAAGAGCAGAGGAATATTACAATCCAGATGATCCTGAAGCTTGTGGTACTATCTCTTATCTTCTATGGGGAGGTAAACCTATGAAAGCATGGGCAGAGAGAAAAATTAATGAAGTTGAAAATAATTATAAATCAAAAAATCAAGAAATGGAAAAATCATTTACAGACAAAGTAGTAGATGTTCTTAAAAGCTTCGGTATTACAAAAACTGAAGAAGCTACAGAATTATCAGAAGAAACTACAGAAGTTGTTGCAACTGAAGAGGTTACAACAGAGGTAGAAGAAGCTACTGAAGAAGTTGTTGAGGAAACTGTTGCAGAAGAAACAACAACTGAAGAAATTACTGCTGAAGAATCTACTGATGCTATTGCTCACGCTGTTGAGACTTTCGAAGCTGAAAGAGAAGAGTTAGTAAAAGAGTTTAACTCTAAAGAAACTGACTTAAATCATGCATTAGCTGAGTTAGGAGAAGAGGTTAAATCTCTTAAAGCTGAGTTAGAAGTAAAAGAAACAGAATTAGCTGCTTTCAATGTAAAGCCTACTGAAGTAGAAGGAAACGAAGATCCATCTATCAAAGGAGAGGAAAAGCAATTAAGCGAAAACGCTAGTGTTCTTAAAGACTTCTTAAAGGATATTAAAGAGTAACTAAATAAGCACAATTATGGCAAACATTAAAATCAAGTTTATTGTAAATGGTGAGGAAAGAGAAGGTGAGATTCCTGAAGCTGACTTCGCTAATTACGAGAAAGCTTATAAAGCAAAAAAGGTTGGGGGATCTGCACCAAAGAAAGCTGTTAAGGCTGAATTAAAGGAAGAACCAAAAAAAAGTAAAAAGAAATAATTAATTAACAAAACAAACAAAGAAACATGGCTAATTTAATGTCACATTCGTTAAGCTTCTCTAAAGAGAGTGTTAGCGAGTATTTTATTAAACCTTTGTTCATTCAGTCTGATATCAAAGATATCGTTACTGTAAGAACAGACATCAAGAACTCTGAGAAATTAGACTTCATTGATAACTTAGAGAAGATCACTAAAGCTTATGCTCAAGGTACTTCTTTCACTACATCTACAGGTGTTACTATCACACAGAAGACTCTTTCTGTATCTGATATGAAAGCTGAAGTTGCACAAAACGGTAAAGCGTTCTTAAACTACGTTAAAGAATCTTTATTGAAAAAAGGTGTTGACGAGAATGACATCGGTGATACTTTATTCGAGGAGATCTTAATGGAGATCTACATGGGTGGTATCGCAAGAGATTTCCAAAGACAAGTATTCTTCGGTGATACTGCTAAGGAAGCTAGAACTTCAGAAGCTCCTAACGGAACTTTAGATGCTGACTACAAAGAATACAATGGATTCTGGACTAGAATGATTAATGATTTTGATTCTGCTGCTTTACCTGCTGCACAATACCAAGATATTAATTCTTCTACTTACCAAACAACTGTTGCTGTTAAGCAAGTTGATACTGGTGTTGTAACTGGTGGTTCAGGTACTTTAGGATTAGTAATCAACGGTACTACTTATACAGAGGCTTTCGATACTTCTGTTGCTACTACTATCTCTAACTTCGTTGCATCTCACGCTGCTACAGTTTTAGCTAGAGAAGGTAAATTAGTTTTATCTGGTACTGCTACTGACTTAGTTGTTACTGCTGGTATCGCAGGTATGAAGCAAATCGTTACTGACGCTTCTACTACAATGGATTCTAACATTGCTACTACAACTGCAAACGTTGCTAACACTACGTTAAAAACTGATGCTGCTTTAACTGCTTTCAAAGCGTTATGGTCTAAAATGCCTAACTCTTTAAGAAAGTTATTCAAGCAAGAAGGTAAGATTATGGTTACTGCTTCTGTTGCTGATAACTACACTGATACTATCGAGAGTTTAAATGGTTCTGATGCTGCTTACTTCACATTGAGAGATGGTGAGAAAGTTAAAGCTTTCAGAGGTGTACAAATCGTAGAAAGAGAAGAGTGGGATGAGCATATCGAAAATGATTTCGATTCAGTAAGACCTCACAGAATCTTATTCACTATTCCTAGAAACTTAGTTGTAGGTACTGATGGGATTTCTGATGATACTAAGATTGAGTCTTGGTATGAGCAATTAACTCAAAACAGACACGTAAGAGTTGAGTACAAAGCTGGAACACAGTATGTACACGAAGATTACATAGTTGCTGCTTACTAGTATATTCTTTCTTGGGGAGTGAATTAAGTAGCTCCCCTTTTTTAATTTAACAATAACAAAATAACATAAATCATGGCAATAACTGCAAATTTAACTGATTCGTGTGCTGCAATTTCTGGAGGAATTAGACGTATTGCGTTTATTTCTAAAAGTGACGTTGCAGAGGGAGCAATCACATTACATACTGGTGGAGAGGTTGGAAGTATCACTTTAGCTACAGGAAAAGAGTTCTTCGAATACGATGCTGAACAAGACACAATCGAATGGAGAGAGAACGGAGAAATGGTAAACGGTTCTTTAAAGTACACAGAAGAAATAGAGCTTTATATTAGAGGTAATAACCCAGTAAACAGAAATGCTATCGTTGAGTTAGTAGAAGATCTTTGTGGCGTTTTAGCAATTGCACAGGACTCTAACGGAACTATCTTTTTAATAGGATGGTCTGAGGACTTAGACTTAGATAGACCTTTAAAAATGGCATCTGATGCTTCAGGATCTGGAAAAGAATTAACTGACCTAGCTGGATCAACAATTACAATGACTTGTATGTCTCCTGAAAAAGCAAGATCTATTAGAACTGCTGATACATCAATTACTTGGTCGTCACTTACTACACCTGCTTAATAGTATAGTAGAGTAGAACAAATACAAAGAGGGAGGGTTTTCCTCCCTTTTTTAATAACAATAAAATAAATCTTATGGCTTACAAATATAAAGTAGAAGAGGTATTTAAAGATTCAACTGTTCACAAAGGTGAAAAATCATATAAGTTAGCTTCATGCTCTCAAAAAGATTTAAAGGAACTATATGACGCAGGGGTTGGGTTTATCTTAGAAGAAGAAGAAGCAAAGAAAGAAGTAAAAGCAACAGAAGATAAAGAATCTGTAGATGGAAAAGAAGGATAAGCAGTTAGCTAATAATCAAGTGGAAACATCGTTTTCAAGCAGTGTAATTAACACTACAAGTGCCTCTACTATTAAAGAGATATCTAAGGTAGATCACAACCCTAGAGACTATGTGTCTTTTGGAGTAGATAATTTGTTTCCACAAGGATTATCTATACTTAACAGAAGATCTTCAACGCACAGAAGTATCTTAAACAACAAGGTTATCTACTCTTTAGGTAGAGGATTTATAACAGAAGGTAATGCTCCGTTGGAAGCTTTCATTAAGCAAGTAAACAACAAAAGAGAAAGTTTAAGAAAGGTTCTAAAGAAGATATTCAGTGATTGGTATAGCTTTGGTAACGCTTATTTAGAGGTGGTTCTAGTGCCTAATGGTAACCCTCAGTTCTTCCATAAGGATGCAACTAAAATTAGAATACACAAAGACAGAGAACACGTTATTATTCACCCAGATTGGAGACAGTATGAAGGTAAAAAGAGGTTTGCTAAGACTTTGCCTATATACCCTAACTTCGAGGAGATTGATGGTGCTCAGAGAGCTATATTCCACTTTAAGCAATATGAACCTGAGTTCTCTGATTATGGAGTACCTGATTGGATTGCTGCTTTGGATGCAGCAGCTATTGGGTACAAGACTAATAGATGGAACTTATCACGTCTTGAGAATAGTTTTCAAGTATCTGGGATACTAGAGATAGTAGGAGATATGTCTGCTGAGGACATGAAGAAGGTTAAGAAAGACCTAGCAAAATCGTTCTCAGGAGAGGAGAATGTAGGTAAGCTATTAGCTATAACAAAACAATTTAGTGAGAGTGGATCGGGAACTACATTTACTCCATTAATTCAAACGAGCGAAGGTGAATGGATAAACCTACATCAACAGTCAGACTCGGATTTAATAATTGCACATAATTGGTTCAGAAGTTTATCTGGTATCTCTGATTCTACAGGGTTTGACACCAAGAGAATTAGAAACGAATATCAGGTTGCTAAGAACACTATTATAGGAGAGAATCAAGATGCTATATTATCTGAGATTAAATACTTGATCGAGAAGTACTCTAGCATTGATCCTACGGCATTATCTTTTAGAAATGAGTCTCCAGTATCACTTATTGATTTAATTGACGTTAATTCGATTGTAACGGTTGATGAAGCTAGAGAGAATAGTTTAGGTTTAGCTAACTACCATGATGCAGAGAAAGGTAAGAAACTAATTTCTGAGATCAGGGAAGAGGCTATGGACAGAGGACAACAGAAAGAAACACCTGAAACTCAGAAGGATGGCGATACAGATAACTGATAATACAGATACTATTGACATAAGTTTTGATGGTAATGCAGACTTGCGTTGCATACATAAGACTAACTGTTCTTTAGAGAGAAGTGGTGAGTATGTTAGCATATTTGATTCTGGTATTACTCCTCCAAAAGAGTATGTTATTAAGTATGATGAAGTTACTAACTATTCTTTTACAGATGGTGCAGACTTCTTTCATAAGATAAACGCTATACTAAACAATAAGTATTCTATAGCTACATTAATTGCAGGCGTAGAGTTAGATAATCACACAACAACAAAGATTATAGATTCTAACCCTTCAAGAAGAGGATTAGTTGTAAGCAACAGTAGTAATCATGGATTTTATATAAAGTTCCAAGCAGCAACAGTAGATGACGACCTAAAAGGAATATTTATTCCACCTAGATCAAACTATGAATTAACAAGTAAATTTATTTATACAGGTGAAATATCTGCAATAGCAGAAGAAAATTCACCTATAGCATACGTTCAAGAATGGTAAAATGAACAATATAAAAAACGATATTTACATTATAGTAGGTTTTGCGTCAAGTACGGCTGGAAAAATAGCAAATGAATTAAACATGAAGTTAGTAAATGACGTACTTTATAGTGGCGTATTATTGGCTACTATGATATATACTGTTTATAAAATTATAAACGAAATTAAAAAAAGATAAAACAAAAATTATGGCTTGGGTAATAACAAATAAATCGACACATTTAGACTTCGCAGATGGAGCAACTAAATACTTGCTTCCAAAGAGTGATGTTAAGATAAAATTAGTAGATGGAATAGTAAAAGTATATTCTGATGCAAGTGAAAGAGATGTAATAGAATTAAACTATTTAAACGTATCTACACCTTCAGAGTCTAGTGCTTCTGATCTTTACGATACTGTTATGGATTATATAGAGACTTCAGCAAGTGGATCTTCTTCTCAAACAGAGATTGCTTATAACAATGCTTCTACTCAGTTAGTAGCAGAGAACCTTGAAAGAAAAGGTGTGTTAATTGTAAACAAGACAGACGTTTATTTAACTCTTGAGTTAGGTGATGTTACTGTTGTATTGAATGAAGGTGTACAGATAGAAACTGATAAGGCTACATTTATTGAAACAACAGAAGAAGTTAAGTTTATTTGTAACACAGCGACAGCAGGTAAGGTTATCGCAGTAGAATATTTATAATATGAGAGTTAAAGGTGATGGAATATTTTCTATAAACACATCTGCGTCAGGTGGTTTTGGTAATGCAGGTATCTCTTTGCCTGAAACTGTTGCAGATGCTGGTGGTGGTGGAGATTCACCTCCTATTACAGAAGAATTACAATTGTATATCAATCCAGATGCTGATGTTTATTCTGATACTGGTACTACATTGGCAGTTGATGGAGATAGTATTAGACAAGTTAACGATCAAAGTGGTAATAGTAATACATTAGAACAAGCTACTGCATCTAGCCAATATTTATATGCTACTGATGCTTTAGGGACTGGTAATTCAGCATTTCATATACTTGCATATGCAGATCATATGGATTTTAGTAATACACTAACTATTCAAGGTGCAACTAAATCATTAACTTTTTATTGCGTATATGATAAAACTAATACTGCCACTATAAGTTATCTTTTTGGAACTACTGATGGTAACTTTAACAGAATACTTGAATATGGAAATAGTCGTATTTATTTTCAAGATACTGATGGTGATTCTCACTTCGCTACTATCACAAATGCTGCTGATTTAGCAATAAGAGCCTTTACATTAGATACTTCAACAGATACTATAACAACTTATGTTAATGGTGCTTTAGTAAATAGTTCATATAAATCTAAAACGTGGGGAGATTTTAACTTTGATAGTTTTTGGGGTGCAGGTTTTATAGGGTATGTTGGTAATGTTCTTTTATACTCAGATTTACACGATGCTACACAAGTGGCAGAGGTTTCTGATTGGTTAAATACTAAATATTCAATTTATTAATATGAAAGCAATATTATTTACACAAGAAGATACAGCTGGATTCAATGAATTACAAGAAAGGATTCATCTACACATGATTTCTAAAATTGGTGTTGATGGATTTAAGTATTCTGCAACAAAATGGGCGGACACTCAAGAAGCTTATATACATGAAGACCAATTTTGTATGGCAATAGATGAACGAGAGCCAAGACACAACTACATCTTAGAAGTATTAACACAACAAGAAATAGATTCAATACAAGACATAAACTTAGAATAATGGCACAATTCGTTACAGCACAGCAAGTTATAAATAACACGTTCACTAATACGAACACAGATACTAACTTAATCAAGACAACAACAATTGAACAGGCTCAAATTAAACACTTGAAACCTGTGTTGACTAAGGATTTATACGACCTTATAGTTACAGAAAATAATGCTTCTAGCTTATCTGCTGCTAATCAAACTATATTTGATACGTATATCGTACCTTCAATGTATTGGTTTGTTAAATATGATGCTTTAGTAGATGCACATTATAAGTCAAATAGCAAAGGTGTTAATAGATCTTTCGGTGATTTTAACGAGCAAGGTTCTAATGACGAGCTTTCTTATGTAATGAACGCAGCCTTTATGACAGGGATCAAAATCTTAGAGAGAATGACGACCTATATAGAGGACAACTCAACTAGTTATTCTACGTATAATAGTGGAGAAAATGTTTTAAATGAAGTATCAATTAGAGCAAATATAATATACTAGCATGGCAAAAAATCAACACAGAAATTTAACAGGAGACGCATTACATAACCCTAAAGGATTTGATGGAGCTTCTAACGGTACTAAACCAGTTAAAGATGCTACTGGTGCTTTAGATTGGATCACAGAGACTCAACTACCTAAAGCCTTAGACTACGTTTCAGCACAATCTGCACCTCCAACAGAGGTAACTGGTGATGTTTACTTAATCGACACGACAGGAACAGCCTACGACATTAATACAATTGCATGGCAGTCAGGTAACACTATTAGAATTGCTTTTAATGGTTCTCCTGATTTAAGTGCTGTAGCTGCTGATGATTATTTCATTACTTCTGGTAATGGTAACTCATCTAACGATGGTACATTTATCATTACAACTGTTAATGATGGTTCTGATTATATAGAAATAACAAATAACGACAGATCTGACGCTACAGATGATGAAGCAACGGATGCTGTTGGTACAGGATACTATACATTAGCTGAATGGGATGCCGTAAGCAAGGTATCACACGTTACATTTGATGGTAGTATATGGTCTTCTATTACTCCTTCAGAGGGACAATCTTGCTATGATGTGGCTCTTGGTGCTATCAGAGTATTTGATGGTACTGATTGGAGTTCTTCACTTGCTTCAGGTGGTATTACTGGAAGTGGTACTAACAATTACTTAGCTAGATGGACTCCAAGTGGAAGTGCATTAGGCGATTCTGTTATTCAAGATAACGGATCTACTGTAGGTGTAAACGTCTCTCCAACATCTAATATACCTTTATTTGTAAACACAAATACAGTCACTGATTCTAAAGCAGGGTTGTTTAAAATTTTTAATCAAAACAATGAATCTCATTATGCATTGGAGGGGCAAGCTTTAGGAAATAGTTTAATTAATAAACGCATAATGGGAGGTGTCTTAGGATATGCTCAACACTCAGGTTCTGGTTCACCAGCAGAGGGAACTATTGCGGGTGGTAGGTTTATTGCAGGTATGTTTTCAGCTAATACAGATGATACTGACATAAGATCGACTGGTATTATGGTTGAAGCCAACACCACAGAAAACCAAGATTATATATATGGTGTATATGTTAGAGAAATAGAAATCAATTCTGGAAACACTGTTAGCGGTGATGCTATAGGTGTTTATTTACCACCTGTTATTAAAACTGGTACATTATCAGGAACTTCATACGGTGTATATCAGGCAGGTGCAAACGATAAGAACTACTTTGCAGGTGCTATGCAGTTTGACACAGCAGCAGCGGCGGTTGGTTATGTGTGGACAGCTACTGATGCAGATGGAAACGGTGATTGGGCGGCAGCTTCTGGTGGTGGAGGAGGTGCATGGACTGATACAGGTTCTAGCATTAGTTATTCAGGGCATGGAGATTATGTAGAGTTTAAAAATGATTATTTTCAGATTGCACCAACGAACACTTCTAACACATTAGGTGCATTCCATAATCAAGTAATGTATATTGGTACATCTATTACGGCAGGAAGTGGTTCAGGATCAATTACAAGAAGTGCAATAATAGGAACTACACACACAATAGCAGGGACTTCAAATGTTGACGATTCTTTAATAGTTGGTAACGCTAACACAGTAAAAGGAGGTAAAGGTAGTTTATTTGTAGGTAATAGTTTAAATGTAGTTGATGCAGATTATAGTTTTATAGGAGGTAATACTATTAACGGTGGTGTTTCTGCTGATTTAACTAGCTCTTTTGTGTTTGCTACAGGGACAACTGCGTTAAATGATACGTCTACAGGATTAGTCCTTATGGGTACTTCTGCTTTTGGATTTAAAGGGGATAATATTACAGGTATTGGAGGAGATCATTATTCTACTGATGCAACACTTTCTAAGCATTACGCTTTCGGAGATAGAATCAGAGGAAAAGTAAGCAACCAAACTATCATAGGAATGGGTACTGATGCAGGTTCTATGTTACAGTTAGCAAGTGGTGCTGCAAATGGAGTTCACTTAGGAGTAGCTTCAAGTAGACCTTCATTCGGATTAGTAAAAGCAACTGCTAAGTCTTTGACTGAAAGTGCTACAGAAACAACTGGACTAATGTATTTAGGAACAGGATTACCTGTTGCTTTAAATGCAGCTAATACAGGTGATGGTGTTTTTTGGATAGAAAATGTAGATACAGCACCAAGTGCTACTGTAGCAAATGCAGGTGCTTTATATAATGACTCTAATTATTTAACTTGGACTAAAAGCATAAAATCAACAGGTCAAATAGGTTCAAGTGCAGGTGCAACACCTAACACAGAAACACCTTCAGGAACTACTGAAACAATAGATTGGGATAACGGTAACTATCAAATATTAGATTTAGAAAGTGCTTCAAGTAATGTTACATTGACACTATCTAATCCTGTTGCTGGGTTTGCATACTTTATAGAGATAAGACAAGACAGTACAACACCATTAGATGTTATATTTCCATCAAGTGTTAAGTTTGCAGGTGAAACTGCTCCATATACACTAGATGTATCAACAGGTGCTAACGCAGTAGACGCTGTGTCTTTAGCTTGGAATGGTTCAGAGTATATTGCTAGTTTCTCACAAAATCATGGTTAATGTTTTTCTTCAATAAAATATGTGCGCCTAGATGTGCGTCTGTTAAAGACTTAAATTTTGATCCTATTCCAGATATAGGTGATGGATATGATGGTGATTATCCAGTAGACCATTATTGGGAATACGGAATAGGGTGTTGGATAATTAGCTCTAGTGAAATGGGTAGTGCAAAGCAACTTACAGGATTAACACTTAGAGCAGGTAGGTATAGCGGAAGTTATGCTTATAGTCCACAAAACCAATATATTAAAATAGCACATACTACTGACTCTATATTACCTTCAGGCTCAATGAGTCCAACGGGTTCTGGTGCTGCTAATCTAAGTATGTCTAATATATTAACGATAAAAAATGAAACATTAGTAGCAAGTGGTACTTTTTCTATTCCTAATTTAAGTCAAGATGATTATCATACATTTAGTTTTAATGATAGTAATTTCTGCTATAACGGAACAGATAATATTGTAATTTTTTGGATAAACAATTGGGGAGACTACGCTAGTGGAAGAGAATGGTGGATGGTAGACGATACTTCAGCAAGCTCTAATAATAGAGGAGCTACTAGCAAGGCAATATACAGTATGCCATCAAGCTTTTCAAGGGATAATATAAGACCAGTAACAAGGTTTACTTATTAAAATATATAAGATGATAGATATAAATTCATTAATAGCAGATTTAGACACAAAAGGAGATTTTTGTGTTGTAAATATAGACAAACAACAAAACAATAAATATCACCTAGACGTTATTTATGTAAACGTAACGGAAACAGACAAATCTGTTATAGATGATATTGTTAGAAACCACATGGGGACTATAGAAATAAATTCTGCTATAGAAGCAAATACTTATAAATCTTCTAGCATTCAATTATAAACAACAACTAAATATACAAAAATGGCAATAAATAACACAAACGCAATAGCAACTAAGTTAGGTTTAGAATTACCTAACTCTTACATTAGAATCTATGGAAAGTTAAAGATTAACGGTTCTTATGAAGTGGGATTTAATATCTATAAAAACAGAGATAGTTATGTAGATAATTCAATGGACATAATTAACAGTCAATTAGACTTTGACTTTTCTCCTTTTAATACTCCTGCTTTAACAGCGGTACAAGGGTATAGTTATTTACATGACCTAGCAATAGCTGAGTTAGTAGAAAGAGGTTTAGATATGGCTAAATTAGCTAAAGCAGACTTATCATAGGAAACATTTTCTTAAAAATTTAGTATATTGTAATATGGACAAGAAAGAATTAGAGTTGGAGAAAGCAGAAGCTGCTCAAGTACCATCTGTAAGCATCCCTATTGCATTATTTAACGACATTGTAACTTATCTATCTGGACACGACTATCGTGAGGTTAGAAACATGATGTTGGCACTAGAGCAAATAGCACAAGATGAAAGTAACAAGTAATTTTCACTTACACGAATTAATAGATAAGGCAACCTACGAGAAGTGGGGAGCTTTTTCTCAGAGATTCCTAGACAAAGACACAGTTCTTCTGTTACAGTTCTTTAGAGAACGTTATGGAAGCACTACAGTTAATAATTGGTATCAAGGTGGTAATCTTCAATTCAGAGGATTTAGACCACCTAATTGTTCTGTAGGGGGATCTTACTCACAACATAAATTTGGTAGAGGCTTTGACATTAATTGTGTTAAGGCTACTCCAGATGAGATAAGAGAAGACATAATAAAGAACGAAAGTCTTTTTATGGACAAAGGACTTACTAGAATAGAAGATGGTGCATTTGCGCCTACATGGCTTCATTTTGATACTGCATGGACAGCTTCTAGTAAGATTGATATTGTAAAACCTTAAATATAATTATGAAAATCATTTTATTCGCAGAAGCGGCTGCAAAAGTAGCTAAAAGATTCGGTGTAGGTATTAAAGACATCAAGCACGTAACCAAAGCATTAAAGATTAACAGAGCAGACACTACAGAAACTCCAGCAGGTGAGCTAGACTACAGTAGGCTTTTAGGATTTATTACAACTGTTGTATCAATCATCGCAGGGGTAGCATACTCTTTCGGAAAGATAGATCAAGAGGTTTATGATAAGTTAATAAAAGTTTTAGTAGGATAAGGCTGTATGAGTAAATGGGCAATTTATAATGACTTTATTCTATCAAATAAGGATAAGTCAAAGTCTGAAATAGCTAGAATGGTCTATACCGAGAATGGTTTAGATCCTTCTACTTTTCAAGCAATCAGAAACTACATTAGAAGATTTCTTAATAAGCAAGACAATTCAGCTATTGAAGCTTACTGTGAGGCTAAGGGTATTCCAACTTCTAAAGTGGATGCGTATTGGCATAAAAGTGAGTTTAATGGTGAGGACTTTTCTGTTAGAGTATCAGAGAATGAAGTTTCAGGATTATCACAGGAAGATATTGAATCTACCGTTAGAGAGGTTTTAAGCGATTATAAGCCTATTGACGTAGTTTCACATGACATAGCCTTTGAAAGTGCCTTAAAAGTCGTGTTAAGCGATATTCACGTTGGTTTAGATCCTAATCCACAAGGTAATTCATTATTTTCTTATGAATACAATGAAGAAGTATTCAATCAGAACTTAGATTCTGTCTATGATAGTATCATACAAGAGTATAAGGAGAATGGTACGTTTGAATTATTCGTATTAGATGATTTAGGTGATGGATTAGATGGATGGGATGGTTACACTACAAGAGGTGGACACAAGCTAGACCAAAACATGAATAATAAACAAGCTTTTGATGTATATGTTAGAGGTAAATATAACCTTATTAGAAGGATTATTGAGTCTGGTGTAGCTAAGAAGTATGTTATTAGATCTGTTTCTAACTGTAATCACTCAGGAGACTTTGGATGGATAGCTAACAAGACAGTTCAATACATGATTGACTGTGCAGGTATGCCTAATGTATCTTTTGAGCTGTTGGAGAGGTTTATGGAGCATTTTGAATGGGGAGATCATTGCTTTGTTTTAACGCATGGTAAGGACAAGAAACACATGAATAGAGGTTTGCCTATAGTTCTTAATGATCGTACCATTAACTTTATTAATGACTACATAGATCATTACGATATTAAGTCTAAATACATTCACGTAGAGAAGGGAGATTTACATCAGGTAGGTTACCAGAGAACTAAGAAGTTTGATTATAGAAACTACATGAGTTTTGCTCCACCATCTGCATGGGTATCACATAACTTTGGTGAGACTTATAGTGGGTATAGCGTACAGATCGTTCCTAAATATAGTAACAGAATTAAACATTCTGATATTTTCTTTGAAATGAAGAGAAGTAAATAAAGAAAAAGGGAGGCTAGCTTCAAGCATTTGTTTCTAGACCTCCCTATTCCTTACTATAGAGAACAATGTGTGTTATTAACCTCAATCAAATGGTTAATTGGACAAAAACGTCCAGAGCTTCTTATAGGACTCGAACCTACGACCTGTTGATTACAAATCAACTGCTCTAGCCAACTGAGCTAAAGAAGCATGGATCTAATATCGTAATTAATTTATAATCTACAAACTATTTTTACTTGAATCTGGATAAAAAGCCTCCATAAAATCTTCATAAGCTTCATGGTCTTTTAAAAATTCTATGTGACCTTCTGTTAGTCCAGAGTTTTTAGGTATAGTTCTGTCTGAAGTTGCAATTAATATTACTATTGCTGTTATTATTATTTTCATATCTTCTTTTACGATCTTAATACCATTATAATATTAACTTAACATTAAATAAAACATTTTTCTTAATAATGTAACCTTTATTACAAATAAATTGTATATTAGAGACATGAAAGAACTACAAGAAAGATTGCTCAAGGTTCAAAGTGAACTAAAAGCACCAAAGAATCAAAGGAATAATTTCGGTAAATATAACTACAGAAGTTGTGAAGACATTTTAGAAGCAGTTAAACCTTTATTAGCTAAACATGGATTACTTATTACAATTGCAGACCAAGTACACGAAGCTGGTAACTATATGTATGTTGAGTCTACTGTTATGGTATCGTATGAAGGTGATAGGTTGGCTTCAACAGCGCAAGCAGGTATTGATCCAAACAGAAAGGGGATGGATATTGCACAGAGTTTCGGTTCATCGAGTTCATACGCAAGAAAGTACGCCCTTAATGGAATGTTCTTAATTGACGACACTAAAGATGCAGACGCTACTAACACTCATGGTAATGTTACCAAAACTATTACTAAGAAGAAGTTAACGGCTGCTATCAAGAAGAAGATGTTAGAAGCAGTAAAGAACGGACAAAAAGATGCAGTAGTATCTAGGTTAGTTGACTATGAAGTATCTGAAGACGAGATGAAGTCTATTATTAATCCTCAAGTTTGAGAAAAAATTAAATTACTAGAGAAGCATGGATACACAATTTAAGATTAGATGTTCTGCTATTGGTCAAATTATGGCTAATAGTAGAAGTAAGACAGAGGTTTTAAGTAAAACTACACAGTCTTATGTACAAGATTGGATGAAAGAACAGATCTACGGAGGTCAAAAGTTCACAGGCAACAAGTACACAGAGAAAGGTTTACAGATGGAAGATGATTCTATTGACTACTTTTCTGAAGAGTTAGACTTAGGTTTCTTAGCTAAGAATACTGTAAAGTATCAGAATGAGTTTATGACAGGTACTCCTGACTTAATACATAACGGTGTTATTATTGATATGAAGAATAGCTGGGATCATTGGACTTTTCCTCTGTTTGAAGATAAGATCCCTACTAAGGACTATTATTGGCAGCTACAAGGATATATGGCACTAACTACCCTAAAAAAAGCAAAGTTAGTTTATACTCTAATGGAAACGCCAACGGATCTGTTGAATCAATGGACAGACGTTCCTTATGAGTATGATAACTTAGAAGCTAAGTACAGAATCAAAGTATTCGAGGTAGAAAGGAATGATGATGACATCCAGAAAATATATGATAGAGTTGAAGAATGTAGAGAATATATAAAAACCTTAAATACAAAAGTTAATGAAGAACAAAACTCCTTATGTAGTTAAAGACATTTTAGAAGATGTCTTAGATACTGTTGTTAAAACTAGAAACACTAATTTAGATACTAAGGCTCATGCTGCAAAGATGATTCTTTATAGAGATCATAACGTAGATGTTTCAATTACTACTCTTAGAAAAAGATTAAAACTAAGAGGTGAAGTATAATAACAGATCTATCTTCTTGTGTACGTTTATT